CTTCTTAGGTGCTTCACCTCTAGAAACGCTTCTACGGAATGGAACAGGAGGCTGTACAATACCGAGAGAGGGATAACCACCAATTCCTACCGCGAAGTCTGCGGAGTCTACCTTAAAGATAGCAGAAGCCGAAGTAACCAAGTGCTGAATTCCCCGGAAACCGCAAGGTAAAGCAGTTGCAGGAATCTGGCCTTTATCCAGAGCATCCACAGGATCAATCCGAATATAGTTTGACTTATTCGGATAAGAGCCTTCAACAACTAGCTTCTGTGAACCGGCTCTCTTATCAAAATCGTAGAACAGATAATAATCACCAACCACTCTAGCGATGTATCGTTCGTTTAAAGGATTGAGAGAAAGCTTAGGAAACTTCTCAATAACTTGTGGTAGGTCGTCATTGTCATCATAATCACGTACAAGAAGATCGAATGTGCCGTACTTGTTATTAACGTTAGTAGACTTAACAATGTTTTCAATAGAAATCTTTACTCGTCTATTTCCAATCGCACCATCATCGAGGCAATGGACAGAGAAGAGATCTTTCGGCTTCCCGCCAAATGCTTGCGAAATAACTTTAGATGTTTTTGCAGTACGGAAACGATCGTTGAACCCCTCAAAATCAGGAACGGTTGTTGAACCGGCTCCGCGACCTGCCGAAGATGTAACGAGGAAAGCAATGTCTTCATACTTCACGCTCTTTCCAGCGATGGTACCATTAACGGTTGGATCGTAATTGTAAGACATAAGCACTGATCCTGTTGGGAGCGCCATGTTGGGGAAAATATCGTAATGAGCGTATAGAAAATGGCCAGCTTTCTGGCTATTGTTTGGATCAGTGTTCAATACATTTGCAAAATAGTTGGGTGCAAGAGGATCAAAAGATGCAGTTATTACAGTGGGATAAGAGTCAGTGTGGGTATGACCATTAAGCAAAAGTACGAACTCTTGCTTTCCACCAGCAATATCAACAGCACCAAGAGTTGAACCAGCATCATCCCCTACCGCGGTACCAAATGATTCTCTACAAGCGTAATTAAGCGCTGTAGGCGAGCCGAGGGGTGTGTTGTTTCCACTAAAGTTTCCACCACCATGATAGCCAGTTGTGGTTGCTCTAGAAGCGCTTAGCGCAGGTAACACACCGGATGGAGCCATAAGGACCCCGCGGAGTATGGGTTGTGACGCCTTAAGACCAGCATCAGTAAATATACCCGAGCTATTTTGCTCTGCCATACATACAGCCAGAAAAGAGGTTCGTCCTAAGCCACCGTTTTGTGTAGCTGCTGGCGCGGTTCCCGCAAAAGCATTTTGGCCAAGAATACCATTAGCTTTTGGCAACTGCTGTCCAACAGTAAAGCCAGCATTTGTAACCGAGCCATTTGTGTTACGCTTTTTACCATCACCGATACCGAGCGTACGAAGGTACGTTCCGGCCTGGGCATATGATAACCATTGTCTCATTGCCATTGGTCCAAATTTAGTGCCATCTGTATTACCGAATTCAGCAATGAAGTCGGCAAAAGTTGCCATTGTAATCGGTACGAAAGCACGTCCCTGACTAGTCATACCAATGACTCCGGCAGGTGTCCCCGAGGGTCCCGTTGCAGTCGGACCTGAAAGGTCTATTTCCCTGGTGGAAACGCCCGGGCTCTTAAATGTAAGTTCAGCCATTTGAAATAATCTCCTGTATTCTCTTCCTAACTATATTACTCAAACGATACGCCGCTATTTGTTATAATAAAATCAATCGCAATAAATTCAATTGCCCTCGTCGGTACAACAACGATACGACCATTTAAGCGATTATTTTCAACGTCTTCCACGGAGTTATTTGAGTTATCCATGACCACCTTGAAAGACTCGATACCTTGCTGCGATTGAATCGTGGCAAGTAGCGGAGTAACTTGATTGATAAAACGTGCTCTTGTAGCATCTGTGTTGGGCTCAAACAATAATCTGTCTGCAACGCCTACGACCTGTCTCTTAACTTCAAGTAACATTCTTCTAACGTTAACTCTATCAAGAGCAGACTTCGCCAACTGACATGTCTTCTGACCGAATATTACGAAGCTTCCATCCGAGAAGTTAGCAATCGGATTGATTCTTGCATCATAAAGTTCGTCTCTGTCACTAGCTGATAATCTTACCTCGGTATTGCTTACAATCCCCAACCCACCTCGATTGAAACCGGCGGGGGCAAACCACGGATAAGCTACCTTATCATTATAGCCGAGGGCCTGCATGACCGCTACAGAGGGAGGAACCTGGACTTTCGAGTTTGTAATGGAGTCTGTAATGAATACGTCAGGGAAGTAAGTTGCAGTGTAGTTGTTATCGAATACTCTAGACTCGAACTGCTCAGCTGTTTCTCTAACATCAGGTACAGAATAAGATGCACTGGCGATTAAAGAACTATCTTCCGCACCAAAGAGTCTTGTTTCACTCTCGGTCCAAGCAGGAATATCCATTACATACATCGCCATAGAATAAGCTCTAGTCTTTTCAGCAGCCCAATCTGTAACAAATGAATCTCTGATACCAGGAATAGCAAGAATATTAATCCTTGTGGTTGTGGCATCAGTCATAATCTCAGCTGCCTTGCGATAAGCTGCAATGCTATTATTGAGTCGGCCGTCACCAGCTGGGTTTGAAGCCAAACCAATAGTCGAAGGCTTAAACTCATCAGAGGCCTTTCCAGTAAGCCCACCAGAACTAGCATCAGTGGAGCTGGCTCTATCTGTCATATAATACATGTCTTTGTCAAGAATATTCACACCGTCAAACCCACCATAGAATGGGACGTTGAAAGCAGTGTAACCAGTAAATCTATTAAACTTAACAGAACTTGACTGGATTAGAGTTGCAAGAGAAACACGATAATAATTTGACTTATCCGGATCTAGAATAGAATAATTCTGAGAATCAGGGACAGCTTCTCTTAAGTAACACGCTTCCTTAATGCTATCGCCAGCAGAAGCCGTTATATATTGGAGAAGCGTTGCTGCACTAGAACCAATCTCTGCCAAGGCAACTTTTGCTAACGTAAACTTATTAGCATTGAATGCGTCTGCGCCAGATCCTGAAACCAAAGTATCCAGTTTCATAATTCCCTGAAACTTCCCATACGCTTTAATTAAGGGATTAGGAAGTGAGGAAGCGTTAACATCAAGATTAGCATTTGTCATGCTTCCTGTTTCGGGACACCTGGACCACTTAACACCCCAGTTCAACCGTCTATCGACGATTTCTGTAGAGCTTGGGTCACCACTGAATCCAGCGTAATTATTCTTCACCGCGCCGCGAGTAAGCTTAAATCGGTATGGAAGGGGAGGAATGATAGATCCTGTCAAGGGAGAACGAACACCGTCACCCCAAAGGCGTCCGGCGTTGGGGTCTGCTGCTGAAGCATCTCCTGTCTTACTATTACCATAGATAACACCACCAACCTCAAGCCGGGATCGACCATCGGTCAATGTATCATTAGTCTTAAGCACTGGTACACCAGAAAATCCAAAGGGACATACGTTCTTTGGAACATCTCGTTTATACACTGCATCGGCAATGACGACCCTAACGAAGTTAGAAAGATTCGGGTAACGACCAGTCACAACGATTCTCTTTTCAGCATCATTATCAGCATCAAAGTTATACCGAGCTTTATAATCACCAACCCTTCGGCCAACAAAGTTCTCCGATGAGGGGTCAAGATTACATGTAGGATAAGACTCTAAAACCTGGGGCTGAAGATCTGAATCATCAAATCTTCGTACCTGTACTTCAAACTCTGGATAAGGATAATTGTCATTTGTAGAAGCCCGTAGGTTTGCTATGGTGATCTTTACCTTATCATTTGCATAGTCACCATCAGAAAGACCCTCAAAGTACATGAGGGCGTATTCTTGGCCACCATAGGGTTGCGAGAATATTTGTGGCGTACGTGCGGTAGTATACCTGGTATCTAACCGTCCAAAAGATGATAGAGCGTATCTATCAGCACCAGCTAACGCGTTCGAAAGATTGCTATTGGAACCAGAAAGTAGTGCAAGAGGATATACATCTGGGCTTGAGCTTTGATCAACACTCGCTAGTTCATCTTCGACAGCAAAGTCGAGATATAGCAGATGCTGATGTTCATAGAACTTAAGCGGATCAGTGTTTAGAACATTTGTGATATACGCTT